GTACCCGGAACCTTTGACGATGTCCTTATTTTCAAATGGGTAACTGACACCATTTACCGTGGTAATCGTACCCGACCAGTGATACTTTCTCGAATTGCTTTCAATTGCCTGTAAAAAGGCATCAGATACCGGATACATGGTTCACCTCCCATCAAAATTCTTTCAGCGTAAAAGAAACCGTCCAAAGCCCCCGATAGGAGGTGTCCTTCTCCAGCTTCGACTTAAAGCCTGTGATATACATCTCCGTGTCACGGACTCCAAGGGTTTCGGTATCAAAATAACTAACCAGGATTTTATCCTTCTTAGCATAGGCGGATAACTTGGAAAGCCAAATAGCAGACACAGAGAAAGAAACAGAAATGGTAACCACTCCCGCTCTGATGACATCTCTCTGCGTTGTTCCGGCTTCTGTTTCTCCACCGCTGTCTGCCTCCACATCCGACAGGTCTAGGTCATAGGAAGTCGGAAGCGGCAGGTTTTCATTGTCAAATTTCAGATACTGAATAAACGCCATATTACCGACCTCCACTTCTTAGATTTGCCCTCTGCTGGGCATTGATAATGACCTCGTCTAACAGGTTGCCACCCAGATAAACCGGGATAACGATATCCCCGGCATTGCCGGACATATCCTTCATTGCCTGTGTAATTGCCGCCGCAAGCCCGGTACTGCTTTCTTGCCCTCTGGAATTGCGTCCGCTGTAAGAAAGACCGTCTGCATCCAGCGCACCGAGTTTTGGATTGATGACCATATCCGATGCCACCCCGGACACAGCCTTGGCAACAAGACCCCGGCTCTTTTCGATGCCTGCCGCAAGCCCTCGCATGAAGTCAGGCATCCAGCTTTCGTAATCTGTCAGAGGACCCTCGTCCGGCACAGAAAAGTGCAAAACAGAACGAATCTTATTTGCCACGCCTGTCACGGCATCGGATACTGCGCCGATAGCGGATTTGATTCCGTTCACAATGCCCATGATGAGGTCACGACCCCAGGTATAGGCAGAGGATGCCAGTCCTTTGATATAACCGACCGCTTTATCAAAGCCACCCTTGATGGTGTTGTAAATGTCGGAGATGGTATTTCCGACAGCGGTCTTCACACTGTTCCAGATGCTGGCCACAGTGGATTTGATGGCGTTCATTACCGAAGAAACTGTCGATTTGATGCTGTTCCATACGGAGGACACCACACCCTTAATGGCATTCAGGACTGTGGTCACCGCCGTTTGGATTGCGTTCCAGGCTGTCGTTACGACTGAGCGGATCGCCGCCAGAATCGTGGTCACCGCCGTTTGGATTGCTGTCCATGCCGTGGAAATCAGGTTCTTGATGGTCTCCAAAATAGGAGTAAGGAAGGACACGATGCCGTTCCAGATTTCCTGTATTTTCGAGGAGATGGCGTCCAGCGCCCTGCCAATCAGAATCTTCACGGCTTCAAATATCGTTTCAAACAGATACCGGAACGCCTCCAACAGAGGGGAAATCACCTCATAGATGGCATTCCAGATGCCCACGATGGTGTCTTTGATGGCTGTAAATGTGTTGGAGATAAAGGTTCCAATCGCCGTCACCGCTTTGGTAAAGACACCGCTGATGGCCTGCCAGATCGTGGAGAAGAATCCCGAAATGGCTCCCCATACCGTGGATGCTGTATTTTTGATACCTTCCCATGCGGCACTGAGGAAGGAGGCAATCGCCTCGACCGCCGTGGAAACTGCCGACTTGATGCCTTCCCACAGGTCAATCCAGAACTGCCGGAATCCCTCATTGGTGTTCCACAAATAAATAAACGCAGCTACCAGAGCTGCGATGGCTGCGATAATGAGAATGATGGGGTTTGCCAGCATGACTGCGTTCAGAGCGGCAAAGGCACCCTTGACCACATTGATGACTCCAGCGATTTTCGGAACGATGGTCATAATCGTACCCACTGCCGTGATAACCTTACCAATGACAATCAGTACGGGGCCCAGGGCGGCAAGGAACAGTCCTACACCAATGACTACCTTTCTCGTGCCTTCGTCCATGCCATTGAGCCAATCCACAAGGCCCTGGATGGCAGAGACCACGCTGCGGATGACTGGCATCAGCATTTCACCAAAGGAAATCGCCAGTTCCTCCAGCTGGGATTTCAGAATCGTCAGCTGGCCTTCCAGGTTGTCCTGCATGGTAGTTGCCATCTCTTCCGACTTGCCGTTGCAGTTATCGATGGCAGAACTCAGCTTGTCGATATCCCCCGGTGCGGCGTTCATCAGAGCCAGGAAGCCGGACATGGCATTCTTGCCTACAAGGGACTCGGCTGCGGCGGCCTGTTCCGATTCAGAAAGGCCATGGAAGGCTGTTCTGCAATCTGCCAGAATATCCGATAGGCTTCGCATACTGCCATCGGCATTGGTGGTAGCAATGGTCACCTCACCGATAGAAGCACCACAGATTTTCACTTCACCGGAAAGGTTGGTCATAATGGTACGAAGGGATGTACCAGCCTGGGTGGACTTGATACCTGCGTTTGCCATCAGGCCAATCGCCTCTGCGGTATCCTCCACGGAGAAACCAAGCGCACCTGCGATAGGGGCGGCGTACTTGAAGGTTTCGCCCATCATGGACACATTGGTATTGGCATTGGAGGATGCCGCCGCAAGCACATCTGCGAAGTGACCGGAGTCAGCTGCTGTCAAGCCAAAGGCAGTCAGTGCGTCCGTAACGATATCCGATGTGGTGGCAAGGCTCTCCCCGGATGCGGCGGCAAGGTTCATAATGCCCTCAATGCCGTCCAGCATATCATGGGTTTTCCAGCCTGCCATTGCCATGTAGTTCATGGCTTCAGCGGCTTCGGATGCGGAGAACTTGGTCTTGGAGCCCATCTCACGAGCCTTATCCCGGAGGGCTTCCAAGTCTGCTCCAGTGGCACCGGAAACGGCGGCAACCTGGCTCATAGCAGAGTCAAAGTCAGCCGCCGTCTTGACCGCCGCTGTTCCGAGGGCGATTACCCCAGCCGTCACAGGCAGGAGTGCTGTACCAGCCGAGGAGATTTTGCCACCCACATCCTTCAGCTTTTCGCCCGTAGCGGCAATCTTCTGGACAGCGGTTGCCGACTGATTTGCCTGTTCCTCCAGACTTTTCAGGGCATTTTCCGTTTCCACGATTTCACGCTGGAGGGCGTCATACTGCTCCTGTGAGATCTCTCCGTTGGCAAGTGCAGTGTTTGCCTGCTCGGCTGCGGTCTTTAGGGTCTCCAACTTTTCCTTGGTTTCCTTTACCGCATCTCCCAACAGACGATGCTTCTGGGCCAGAAGTTCTGTATTGCCGGGGTCCAGCTTCAGAAGTTTTTCTACATCCTTCAGCTGGGACTGGGTATTTTTGATTTCGCTGTTTACGCTCTTGAGAGCATTTGTCAGCTTGGTGGTATCGCCGCCGATTTCAACGGTGATACCCTTGATACGATTCGCCATGCGATACCTCCTTTAGAATTTGTCGAAGTCCTCCTGGGTCGCAAGAGTGGCGTACTTCGCATCGTCATTTCTGCTCTCTGCGTACATATCGTTGACCATGCCAATCGTGAGTAAATCCAAATCACGGATGGACAGACCAAGTTGCACACAGCGGAGCAGGAACAACGGCGTGGTCATTTCCCGGTCAGTCGGGCGAAGTTTTTTTTAGACTCGATATCCGTCTGAACATTCAGCCCCCAAAGCTGAATCAGCTGGGGCAGCACCTGGTAGATAGAAAAGGTGTTGAAATTGTCCAGCCACTCCTCCGGGGTATTGGGAATGGTGGGGTCGGCGTGTTTCGCCATGACATAGGCGATATTCTCAAACATCTCCAAAGAGAACATATCCAGCCCGGAGGCATCCTCACTGTTTTCTCCGATGGACGATTCCAGGGCTTTCAAGTCCTTGTAGATGTCACGATTGAACTTCATGCGATAGATACGGGGAATGGCGGCAGATGCCCGGAAAGGCACCTGCTTGCCGTCAATCTCAATGTTCTGAATCATACTCATGGCTTAACCCTCCCCATTTCCGGCAGCTTCAACAGGGGCTGCATCTTTTGCTGCAGGCATATACACAGCCTTGTACCAATCGGCATAGACCGTGGCATCCGTGGTGTTTCCGGTTTTCGCCTTGACCAGACCGCCCACCAGAGGGGTTGCCTTGATGGTCAGGGTTTCCGTCTGCACCTCACGGGAGTCCTCGTTGGTCTTACCTTCAATGCCGGGACGGGATGCGGCACAGTTATACAGCACATGACGGATGTGCTTCTGGTCACCATCGAACTCAAACAGGAGGGCGAAGGATGCCAGTTCCACATCGGCATTTTCAATCAGAACACCGTTGGCATCCAGTTCCTCCTTGAGGGCTTCGGTACGGAAGCTCTCCGGAATCATTGCCAGTTCCAGATCGCCGTCATAGCCCATATTGTTGTTGATGACATAGTAGGCAATGCCATCGGCATAGAAGTTTTCCGGCTCACCGTTTGCATCCAGGGAGATGGAAACAGAACCGGGCATCGGTGTCGGTGTGCCGTAAGTAACAGTGCCGTCCTCACCGATGGTCAGCATCGCATAGTGCGTGTTTTTCAGGTTGTATTTGACTTTGTTGTTCTTATCTGCCATTCGTCAGACCTCCATTTCAAATGTGTACAGGACTTCGTACAGCTTCTCGCTGTCAATCCAAATTTCGGACTTGTTATAAAAAATGCCATGCTCATCCAGCACGGCTTCCACAGCGGCCTCCACCGACAAGTCCTTCAAATCGGTGTAGACCTCGATATGCACTTCGGAAATCTTGTAGTAGACCCTGCCATCTGCGGAGAAGTTGTTGCTGCCGGGAAGCAGATAGCAAAGGAAGGGCGGGTCCGGGGATTCTCCTTCTGCAAAATGGTCATAGGCAAAGGGAATCTGCATTTCTCCCAGCATTTTTAATAGTTCATCCATAGCATCATCCTTTCAGTGCCTTCTCGATAGAGCGCTCCAGTTCCTTGATGCCAAGTTCCTCTGCCGGGGCAATATGAGCTTTGCCGGATACCCGACCGCCGCCACGCTTGGCATGACCGAATTCCAAGAGATGCGCTAGCTGATAGCGGTTTTTGGAATGGACGGTGAGTTCCAGACTGTTGGAGGTTTCCTTGACGGTCTTTACTGCCCAGCTTTTTGCGTAGGCTCCCGTATCAGAGGGAGCGCCGGACTGGATTTCCTTTCGCACGGTTTTTCCGGCATCCTTGACCGCCTTTTTCATATCGTCTGTGGCAAGGTCTGCATACTCCGTCAGGCCTTTCATCACCTCGGCAGCAAGGCTGTCAATATTCACTCGATTACTGCTCATACCTACGACCTCACTTTCTCACACCGGAACTTCAAGGCGTGTTTTTTCATGTTCAGGTGGTCGATTTTCTGAATGTTGTAGGTCTCGCCCCGCCAGATAATGCGGTATCCCGTGGTGTTCACCGCCATTGCCTGATTGCAAAAGCGAACCGTGAAGTTGATGTCGGAGGTATCCACCACAAGACCTGCCACAGACTCCTCGGCATTGCTTTTGCCAGTGGAGTCGCTGATGGTGGCAAAGCAGGAGTAGAAGTCCGACCAGCCGTTGGTGCGGTTTCCAATCCGGTCTGTCACCACTGTGCTTTTCTGAATCAAGATGCGTTCATTCATCGCGGCGATATCCATCAGAAGGCCTCCTTCCGGGAGCCAAACAGCAGGGAGCGGAGGGTGATGGTAAGCGCATGGTGGTCGGCCTCCTCACGATGTTCATACAGATAGGCTGTCGCATAGAAAACTGCCGTTTTTGCATTTGACACTGCCTTGAGCGTATCAATGTCCTCGGTTCGAATAATGTCCATGCACATTTTTTCAGCGCCGGAAATCAGATGCTCAATGAGAGAATCATCCTCCGGGAAATCCACCCGCAGGTACTGTTTCATTTCTTCCAAAGTTACAATCATGTCTATCACCACCTCAATCCGGGAAAAGGAGCGGTGCCTCTTGTTTCAGAAGCACCGCCATTGGTATTTTACTTAGGCAGCAGTGTCTGCCTTCAGCTTCAGAATCTGTACGGCTTCGGGGAGGATGAGTTTGCCGTCCACGCGCTCCTTGGCCACATAGCCAATCATGCCGTTGCCTGCGAACAGTTCCACAAGCTGCTTGAAGGAACGGGTACCACGGTCACCGATGTTGTAATACTTGTAGTCACCGAAGGCGATGGCATTCTCAGGCGCATACGCAGAGGTGTACACAGGATATCCAAACAGACGGTCAGGCTCACCCGCCTGTGCGGAAGGCTGCCAGATGTAGGCACCGTTGTTGTCCTTCAGCTTACGGATGGCCGCGATGTTCTTATCGTTGATGATAAATGCCGCAGACTTACGGTAAGGACGCTTCAGGGCATACACAAGGTTGATGATATCGTCAGCCTTGATAGCTGCGGTAAGGGTCTCCGCGATCTGGCCACCGCCATTTTCCGCAAACAGGCCGAGAGGCTTGCCCACGCCATCACCGTTAAAGAAGGCATCCTCCTCGGCATTGGCCAGTGCCTTACCGAACTGGGTGATGATGTAGTTCTCAAGGCCGAAGGCATTGTCATAGAGCAATTCCTCGGTGACCTTGATTGCCACATGAAGCTTGTGGGCATCCAGAAGAATCTGAGAGAAGGTAGCGTCACCAAAGGTCAGTGCGCCTCCCTCCTCAATCCAGGATGCCGCAGGTTTGGTGGCTGCGATGTTGATTTTATGCTCACCGGAAGTGGTAATCTTTGTGGCGAGCTTACGCATGATGTTCTCCTGGTCGAGTACATCAATCAGACGGTTATCGTACTCCTCCGGTACCAGATAACCGCCATCGGCATCCACGCCTTCCTGCAGTACATTGGATACCTGCTTGAAGTTGGAGCGGAGCGCCTTGAGCATACCCTCACGGTACTCATCAGAGGCACGTCCGGTCTTGGCCTTTTCATTGCCGTCAGCCTTCATAGGCTTTGCCACAATGGGAGTGTTCACAGGCTTATTGAGGGCGTTCTCCATTTCCTCCATTGCCTGCATACGGTCGATTTCAGCGCCGATATCCTTGACCTTCTGCTCCATAGCAGCATAGGTCTTGGCATCCTCCTCGGAGAGCAGGCCGTCCTTGTCACGCTTGGTTTCCACGAAGGCCTTTGCAGCCTCCCATGCCTTGTTGCGCTTCTCACGCATTTCCAAAATAGTCATAATCCATTACCTCCAGTTTTTGATAAGATTGAGCCGTTCCATAAGGGAATCGGCTGTGGTTTTTTCTGTGGGTTCTTCTGTTTTCGGTGCGATTTTGCACTTGGCTGCCAGCTTCTCCATAAGGGAGTTGGTCACAGCCGCACGGGAAAACACCATGCTGACCGTTGGGATTTCCACCTCATCGGTGATGGCTCTCTGCATGACTTCATCGGCGAACCCATACTCAATGGCGCTGTTTGCATCCATCCAGGTCTCCGCATCCATGAGGTGGGACAGCTTGGCGCGGGAAAGTCCGGTCTTGATTTCGTAGGCATTGATGATGGATTCCTTAACCTCGTCCAACATAGCAATGGCCTTCTGCATTTCTGCGGAATTGCCACAAGCCACTGTCATGGGGTTGTGAATCATCAGCATAGATACCGGGGAAATCAGCACCTTGGTGCCTGCCATGGCAATGACACTGGCCGCTGAAGCCGCAATGCCATCAATCTTGACGGTGACATTGCCCTTGTAATCCATCAGCATATTGTAGATTTGGGCGGCAGCGATGCAGTCCCCACCGGGCGAGTTGATCCAGACGGTGATGTCACCGCTGCCGGATGTGAGTTCCTCCTTAAACAGCCTCGGTGTTACATCATCGTCAAACCAGCTTTCCTCTGCGATGGTCCCGTTCAGAAACAGCGTCCTTTCGGTTGTCTGTTCCTGCGTCTCCTGATTGGTCACTGTCTGGGTTTTCCAGTTCCAGAACTTCTTCATCGGATTTTTCCTCCTCTCCGCTTGTATTTGCAAATATTCCCGCATCTGCCAATTTGGTCATGTTTCCGTTGATGAGATATAGGTCACCGCCGTCTTCGGCAGGGATACGGTCAAGATTCTCAAGTTCCCGGATATCGTTGGCGCTCATCCAACCGTTCTGCCTTGCGGTCGCATAACCGGACATACGGCTCTGGTAGTCACCGCGAAGAATACCATCCACATTGAACTTGATAAAATAAGCAGCCTTGTCCTTTTGAGAAATCAGCGCCCGTGCCATTGACTGCTCCCAACGGATCAGCCAGGGCTCCAGGGTGTATTTCACAAACTCCAAAGACTGCTGCTCAATATTAGAAAAGCTCGATTTTTCCAGGTCACCCACCATGTGCGGAGGGACTCGGAAAATTCGAGCAATCTCATTGATTTGAAATTTTCGTGTTTCAAGGAACTGTGCCTCATTGGGTGAAATGGAGATAGGCGTGTACTTCATGCCTTCTTCCAAAATGGCCACCTTGTTAGAATTGCTGCTACCGCCGAAGCCCTTATTCCAGGATTCACGGATAGCATCCGGGTTCTTCACCGTTCCCGGATATTCAAGCAGTCCGCCCGGTGTAGCACCGTTGGAGAAGAACTTGGCTCCGTATTCCTCCGTGGCAATGGCAAGACCAATCGCATTCTTGGCCATCGCAATGGGGCTGTAGCCCACCAGACCGTCAAAGCCGAGTCCCGGAATGTGAAGCACATCGGTAGGCTTCAGACGGACTGTTCCGCCCTTGGTGGTTTTGGCATCGTCACTTGAGGTCTGGTATTCATAATAGAGTTGCCCTGTGTCATCGCGGTTTACCGTCATGCGGTTGGGCATCAGCGGGTACAGCGCCACGACCTCGCCCTTGCCATTGCGGATGATCTGTGCATAGGCATTTCCCCACAAAAGCAGATGGGTCATAAGGGTCTCGCGGAAAACAAAGGATGTCATTTCCGGGTTTGGTTCATCGTGGAGCAGAAAATACAAGGGGTGCTTGATTGCCTTCTCCTTGGAGCCATTCTCAATGTATTGATACAAATGCAGCGGTAGCCCCGCCACCGCCTCTGACAGGATTCTCACGCAGGAGTACACCGCTGTCATCTGCATGGCAGAGCGTTAATTGACATTCTTGCCTGCGGTCGAGCCACCCAGGAAGAAACGGTAGGCACTGCCGGAGGTGGCATTGGCAGGCTTGTCACGAGCCTTAAATATTCCAGATAAAATTCCCATAAGCATTCACGCTCCTCTCATATAAACAAAATCCCACGATTGTCATAAACAGACTCCGTGGAAGAATTTCCACAGCGGATAGCACGGTCGAGAGCCATAATGGTGGCAACGGCACCGTCAATCTTCTCTGTGGATTTTTCTTTGTCTGCCTTGATATTTCCGGCGGGATCGGTGCGGATATAGATGTTGTCCATCATCCACCGCAGCACCGGATGGCCGCCGTGGGCAAGTTTCTGCTCCAGCACCAACTTCATCAGTTCCTTGGTCGGTGGGGACATATCCTTGAAGCCCTGTCCGAAAGGGACTACCGTAAAACCCATGCCCTCAAGGTTCTGCACCATCTGCACAGCACCCCAACGGTCAAAGGCGATTTCTCGGATGTTGAACCGTTCGCCAAGCCGCTCGATGAATTTCTCAATGTAGCCGTAGTGGACTACATTGCCCTCGGTGGTTTGCAGATAACCCTGCCGCTCCCATACATCGTAGGGAACATGGTCACGGCGGACACGCAGGTCGAGGGTATCCTCCGGCACCCAGAAGTATGGCAGGATGATGTATTTGTCCTCCTCGTCAAGGGGTGGAAATACCAGGACAAATGCCGTGATATCCGTTGTGGAGGAAAGGTCAAGACCACCGTAACAGACACGGCCTTCCAGATCTTCCTCATTGACGGCAAAGGAGCATTTATCCCATTTGTCCATTGGCATCCAGCGGATTGCCTGTTTCACCCATTGATTCAGACGAAGCTGCCGGAAGGAGTTCTCCTCACCGGGATTTTGCTTTGCGGAATCGCAGGCGGCTTTCACCTTATCGATGCCCACGGTAATGCCCAGGGACGGGTTGGCTTTCTTCCACACTTTTGGATCCGTCCAATCATCCGATTCGTCTGCACCGTAGATGACCGGGTAGAAAGTAGGGTCGATTTTTCTTCCCTCCAGAATATCCTTTGCCTTTTGGTGTGTTTCGTAGCAGATGGAGTTGGTGTCTGTGCCTGCCGTGGTGATCAGAAAATACAAGGGCTGCATACGGGCATCACCGGAGCCTTTGGTCATAACATCAAAGAGTTTTCGGTTCGGCTGTGTATGCAGCTCATCAAAGACAACGCCATGGATATTGAAACCATGCTTGGAATATGCTTCTGCCGACAGCACCTGGTAAAAGCTGTTGGTCGGCTGATAGATAATTCGCTTTTGGGATGCCAGGATTTTCACCCGCTTATTCAGTGCCGGACACATCCGCACCATATCGGCGGCAACCTCAAAAACGATGGAGGCCTGCTGACGGTCGGCAGCGCAGCCGTAAACCTCGGCGCGTTCCTCACCGTCACCGCAGGTCAGCAGAAGCGCCACCGCAGCGGCAAGTTCTGATTTGCCCTGTTTCTTCGGAATTTCGATATAGGCGGTATTGAACTGGCGGTAGCCGTTTGGCTTGAGCGTTCCGAACACATCTCGGATAATCTGTTCCTGCCAGTCGATGAGTTCAAATGGCTTTCCCGCCCAGGTGCCTTTGGTGTGGCACAGGCTCTCGATAAATGCAACCGCAAAGTCGGCGGCATCCGCATCGTAGTGGGAATTCTTTGCCTTGAACCGGGTGGGTTTGTACTTTTTCAGATTTCGCAATGCCGTCACTCCCTTCAAAATGGCAATAAAAATAGCCGCCACCATCACTGGTGCGACTTGTCGTATACGAGGAACAGAGCCTTCCGGCTCCGTCCTGACCTTATGCAGGATTTTTGTTTAGTTGTGTTCGTTCAGCAGAATACAAAGGGCAAGGTTGGCTTCTTCGCAAGTTGGCTCGATGTCCCAACCTCTGTCATAGTTGGCGATGGTTTTGCCGTCCATCTTAAGTGTCAGCTTGGAAATTCTGCCGCCGTTGATGCCGAACTCGCTGCCTTCATCATAGACCTTAATCCAGTAGTGGACCGCCTTATATCCGCCGTCCTTCTTGGGGATGCCGATTGTTCCTTCTTTCCACATGGTGTGTTCCTCCTGAATGCTTTTGTTTTCCCTTTCGGTACACCCATATTCGCTCTAAAAGCACATAATAGCAAGTTATATCTGAGCATAAACTACACAATCTCTCAGTGGAGAAAATGTGGATTTTACAGCACTTTATGCTTCTCCCGTAAGGATGAAATGCACATATTCGGAGCGGTGTTCCTCCAAGTACACCACCAATTCGTAGTAGCCATACCCGTTGGCAAGGTACTGCACCATCGTAACATCGAACATATTGGTTTTTTCGGTGGCACGGATGTTGAGGATTTGTTCCTTGATTTTCTCAGTCATTGCCGTTCGCCACCTTTCGACAAATATCGACACCGTACACGACATTGAGGCCGGAGCCGTTGTCCCAGCGAACCATGATGGAGCCCGTATCATCGACCCCACGGACAGTTCCCTTGGTTCCAATGGGAGGCGCCTGGACATCGTCCATCTGCACCAGTTCCACACGGCAGCCTACCGGATAATGCTTGCGGATGCTCTCCACAATGTCTTTATTCGGAAATCTCATTCTTCGCACCTCCCTTGAAAGCACTGCTGCCGGAAAGGTTGCGGAGCAGAATCTTGCGTTCGGTCTTGTACTCGTTGCCGATGAAACCAAGACGAAGAAGGAAGCAGCGGAAAGCGTACTTCTCATTGTCCACCGCCTTTTCGGTGCTGGAGATGCGTTTCTGATTCCGTGCCATTTCGCACAGCTTGCAGATAAAGGTTTCGTAGGCTGTCATTTCATCCGGAGCAGGAACAGTGGCGAACCAGGGAAATGCGATTGTCTCATCCGTTACTTCAACGGGAAGGCTGTCAATACCCAGGGCTTTCTGAATGAGCGCCCCTTTGGCAGTGAGGAGTGCGTTGAGGTTGTCGATGCCCGCCTCGGTGAAAAGACTGCGAGGCAAGGAAATACAAACCGCGGTGGTCTCGTTTTCCTCCTGTGGCTCGGCAGGGTCTTCGGTAAGGTATGCCGGAGGGCAATCCTCCGCTGGTTCCTCACCCTCCATAACGGGTTCCTGCTGTTCGCTGTCATAGGCGGAACTCTCTGCGGTAAAGCCTTTCTGTGCCAGGAACTTGATGAGGTTTTCAATCTCCCCGCTGTCTGCCATGTCATCGAACTGCAGGTTACCCTCGCGGGTGACGGTGAAGTAGTCGATTTGGTAGGCGTAGGTCGGGGTTTTCATGTAGACCGCTTTGGCTCCGGTAAATTCGCTGATGGCCTTGACCAACGGCTTTCTGTCGGTTGCGTTGTACATAATCTTCATAGTGGAAATCCTCCTTTAATTTTTCGGTACTACATATATCACTCTAAAGCCCGTAAATAGCAAGTTGTATGTGCAGATACCGGGGACGATTTCTGTGGGGTTATTTCGCCTCATTTTGTGTATAGTACACGATGCCTGTCAGCACATAAACCACATTGGGGAGTGCCACGCCGTTGCCCCACATCTTGTACTCGGCAGAGTCGGAATGGGGGTTCTGCAACCACTTGAAGATTTGCTTTTTGGTCTTCGACTTACCGGAAGTACCCATAATCTTACGATGGGTTTCAAAGATATCCGCCCAACGGGCAAGTTCCTCTTCGGAAGGCACTTTGGTGTCAAGGTCATCGCACCACCAGTCCGGGAATCCCTGCAGCCTTGCACATTCCGTAGGAGTGAGCCTGCGGACAATGTATTCCAGGTCATCATCGGTATCGTTGACGAGAGGCGGGTCTTTGTAATCCGTAGCAACCAGAGTGTTTGCCAGTTCTTCTTCGGCAGAAGTGAAAAAGGACGCCTTGCTGCTTGAGAAGGTCGGTGCGGCAACAGCACCTGGTCCTTTGGCAACCATGGTCGGCTGGGTTTCCTCCTCAACGGCAAATCCGTACTGTGCATTCCTGCCATGGTTAAAGGCAGCCCGGTCAATGCCGTAAGCCATGGCGTGCTTGTCCACCGTATTTAAGGTATACATGACTTCGCTTTCCGCATAGCCGTTGCCGTGGTGGGAAGGACGGGAACCGTTGCCCTCCACAATGGCGATGCCGCCCTGATTGCAGGATGGATTTCCACCATTGCCGTCCAAGGTGCGGGAGGTATCTGCCGTATAGAACCCACTGTGCGGATTTGCGGATTTCATGGAATTGCTGTCCTTGGAGCAGATGCCGTAGGCTTTTGGTACAAACAGCGTCTGATCGTTGTTGCAGGAAAGTGTGGCTGACAGATTATCCTGAATCAGCGCACCTTTACCGCCGCCTTCACAGCCGGAGCGGATTTTTAATGTCTTCGGGGTTTCCACCACAAAAGGCTGATTGTTACCGCCTGTGCCAAAGGTGGAGAGAACCGTCTGCGCCACATCGAGGGGACCGGTATAACGGCAGTCCTGTGAATGGTTCTCATACACGGTAGCGGGAACGACTCCGGCACGGAGGGTCGGCGCTTTTTCTTCTTCGTATCCAATGCCGCGGCTGCCAGCGGAATGCTCTGTGCAGAACCCTGCCGATTCCATCACGCAAGGCGGATGGTGTGCTTCGGCACGGAGTGTGGAAGTATAGCCCTCCGTCACATCCATACGGTTTCCGCCCTGGTCATTCAGCGCGATGCCTGTCGCAGAAGCGCCTTCTTCAGAAGTTCCGGCAGTTCTTTTCCACGGGCAGACGCTCGCCTCAAGATTCCTAAACAGGCCTTCTGACTCAAATAGTATTTTTCCGGCACACCCACCGTTAAAATCTGCGACAAGATAGATACGTCTTCTTCTTTGGGGAACTCCCCAAAACTGCGCGTCAACACATCTCCAGGCGATACTGAAATCATCTCCCAGGATTTCTCCGGCGCCTGTCCATTTTCCTTTTGGAGGACAAGGGACAGCATAGTCACCTTTGACGGACGCGACTGCTTCGAGGACGGCTTTGAAGTCATCCCCGGAATTTGAAGAGAAAGCGCCTGGGACATTTTCCCACACGATATATCTTGGTTTTTGTCCATTGGTTTTGCACCTCATTTCTTTTACGATTCGGATTGCTTCGTAGAACAGGCAGGAACGGGAGCCGTCCAGACCGCTGCGTTTTCCTGCCACGCTCATATCCTGGCAGAGCGACCCAAATGTGATGATATCCACGGGGTCAATCTCTGCACCGTGAATAGTGGAGATGTCACCCAAGTGCTTCATCTGAGGGAAACGCTTACTTGTTACACGAATCGAAAATGGTTCCACCTCTGAAGCAAATATCGGAGTGATTCCACAAAGCACTCCGCCCAAAGGAAAGCCCCCGGAGCCGTCAAACAGGCTTCCGAGGGTCATCGGTTCCTTATTCATCTGTACCAACCTCCTTCACAAGGTCGGCGTAAGGAATCTGCACACCGTTACGAATCACATAGACGCTGTCGGCATCGCCTGTATCCTCCACGAATCTTCGAAGAATGACGGATGCGTACTTTTCGTCCAGTTCCATGGTGTGGCAGATGCGGTTTGTTTTCTCACAGGCCATCAAGGTAGAACCGCTACCGCCGAAGGTGTCGATGACAATGGCGTTCTCACGGCTGGAGTTGCCAATCGGATAGGCAAGCAGGTCGAGCGGCTTGGAAGTCGGATGGTTCTTATTCTTCTTCGGCTTATCGAAGTTCCAGATGGTGGTCTGGCTTCTGCCTGCGTTCTTGCTCCAGTAGTGTTTGCCGTTCTGAAGAAAGCCGTAAAGCACGGGTTCGTGCTGCCACTGATAATCCGACCTGCCAAGCACCAGGGAGTTTTTTACCCAAATGCAGCAGCCGGAAAGGTGGAACCCCGCATCCACAAAGGCTTTTCTGAAGTTCAGACCCTCGGTATCCGCATGAAAAATGTATGCGGCACCGCCTTTTTCCAGGTGGGCAGCCATGTTCTGAAATGCGGACAGCAGGAACTGATAGAATTCTTCGCCCTTGATGGAGTCATTCTCAATGGAAAGTCCATCCGAGGATTTGAAAGAAACGCCGTAGGGCGGGTCCGTCAGCACAAGATTGGCTTTCTTTCCGTCCATGAGCGTGGCAACATCCCCGGCGCTTGTGGCATCACCGCACATGAGCCTGTGTCTGCCGACCGTCCATACATCCCCGCGCTGCACAAAGGCAGCCTGTTCCAGCACATCGTTCAAATCGAAATCATCATCCTCCACATCGGAATCATCGTCCCCGGCGAAGAGATCTGCGATCTCATCATCCTCGAAGCCCACAAGACCCACATCAAAGTCCATGCCCTGCAAAGCCTCGATTTCAACCTTCAACAGCGCTTCATCCCAGCCTGCATCCATTGCCATACGGTTGTCGGCAAGAATGTAGGCTTTCTTTTGTGCCTCGGTGAGATAATCCACGAACACACACGGCACTTCCTCGATGCCTTCTTCCTTGGCGGCCATCACACGGCCATGTCCGGCGATGATGCCGTAGTCCTTATCGATGATGACGGGATTGATGAAACCGAACTCCCTGAGAGAAGAGCGGAGCTTCATAATCTGTTCCGGGGAGTGGGTGCGGGCGTTATTGATATATGGTACAAGTTTTGAGATGGGTACCAAATCCATCTGCGTAGTTGTTCTTCCCATAAGCCCCTCCTTAGTACAGACCCCATTCAGCGAACTTCTCAAAGCCGCCCATGTCCCGGATGAAGTCTCTCGCAATGGCGACCACTTCTTCATAGGGGATGCCATCCACGGTATCGTCACCAATGGCACAGCACAGTTCCACCGGATAGCCCGTTTCCTGTGCCTTGAGGAAAGCGTAAATGTTCACGCTGACATCTGCCTTGGAGAGATCTTTGCCGTGCAGACCGCCTCCGGTAACGGAGTCAGCCATATCACTGCCCAGCTTGCGGTTGGTGGCGCCTGTATCCACATCCGTGCCGCCTGTCCAGTCACCGAGCGGATTAACCTCAGCACCCGGATATGTGTTTTTCAATTCTTCGCTGTCGGCATTGCTCTGACAGATGATCAGGCGAATGCCGTCAAGAATGTACTTTCCATCTGCCGGATACTTTTCATAGATTTTATGAGCAATCTGCGAGAGTTCCTTCTGTTCTGCCGTCAGCGGCATACCCTTAAAGATACCGTTGTCACCACAGCGAACACCATCCGCCTGGTTATCCGAGAGGTGTGCATCCTGCGGAACAATCACAATGTCGGTTTCCACATTGCCTGTAATACGAGCAACGGCACTGCAGATATCTGCTTCATTCATCTGTGCCGTGGTTTCGATAATCGCATGACACCTGCCATGTCCAATCAACACCTCCACGGCAATCTTCGGATTTTTCTCGGCTCTGTAAGCCAAGTCCACAATCGCACCTGCGATGCGGTCCGCCACTTTGTCCGGGTGGCCCGGATTTACTTTTTCAATCATAGTCACGTTCCTTTCCTTGAGCGCAGCAGTCTTTCCATCACATCATCAGCAGGGGTTGATCCCGAATACTCCACGGAGCAATTCTCCCGCACAATCTGATAAATCTGATACCAGGACTGGTTTGCCTGTTTTGTAAACTGTTGGAGCTGGTATAATCTCAAAAAAGTAGACAGGAAAAAGAAAAAGAAGTAAAATAGAAGTAAACACGCAAAGAGAAAAAATCAAG